CTGGCAGATAGGACTATGGACATCCAGCTTATCAAGTCCACTATTACTCGTCAGTCTCTCGATAATCTCTACCTAACGAATAACAATCGGGTTGGCGCTGTTGACGGTCAGGTAAACCTAGATGACCTGCTGAACGCTACGCCTGGCGGCATTGTCCGTCTTAAGAATCCTAACGCTCTGGTTCCGCTTCAGGTTCAGTCTACGTTCGGTCAGGCTATGCCGATGCTGGAGTACATGGATCAGATTCAGGCTCGCCGCACTGGTGTTAGTGATGCGCAACAAGGACTTGATCCGGATATTCTGTCTAACGTAACGGCTACTGCTGTTGCTGCAATGATGAAGTCTAACTCTGGCAAGCTGGAATTGATTGCCCGCGTATTTGCTGAGACTGGCGTTAAGAGCTTGTTTAAGGGCATTCTGCACCTGTTGGGCAAGTATCAGGATAAGCCTAAGATTGTCCGTATGCGTGGCAAGTATGTGCAGTTTGATCCTCGTACATGGGCTAATGAGTACGACGTATCGATTAACGTAGGTTTGGGTTCAGGTGATCGGGATCAGAAGCTGGCTATGCTCCAGATGATTCTTGCCAAGCAGGAACAGGTCTTGACTCAGTTTGGCCCATCTAACCCGCTGGTATCGGTTGGTCAGTATCGGAACACATTGGCGCAGTTTATTGAGGCAGCAGGGTTTAAGGACGCTAAAGCCTTTATGAACGAGATTACGCCTGAAATGGATGCTCAGTTGTCTCAGCCAAAGCCACCTACGCCAGATGCACAGGCAGAAGTGGCGCAGATGTTGGCGCAGGTCGAGCGTGAGAAGACACAGGCTAAGGCACAGATTGATGCTGCTAAGCTGGATCTGGAACGTCAGACGCTAGAGGCTGAATATACCCGTAAAGGTATAGAGATGCAGATGAAGAACCAGAAGGATCAGGCTGAGATTCGCATTAAAGAGGCTCAGTTAGCAGTCCAGCAATTGCAAGCGGTTTTGGCTATTGACTTGGCTGACGAGGATAGCCGTAACCGTCAGGCTGAGATTGTCCTGAAGGCGATTAAAGAACTTGGGAGCCTGACTGGTGGATAAAGCACAGTGGGCGATTAACCTGTTACGTGAACCGATGTGGCAGGAATTAATGGAAGATCTACGAGGCGTAGAGCTTAATAAATTTATTAACAGTAATTATGAAGAAGCTGAGATTAGGGAACAAGCGTATATGCGCCTCCGAGTCTTAGAATCTGTTGAATCCTATCTCGAAAGCATGGCTGCTCAGAAGATGATTGACGAGAAAAGGATGAAGATTTTGTAACCCGAGTCGGGCGGTTCCCGATATAATTTAGGAAACTTATGAGCGATACTCAAAACACGACTCCTGAAGGAAGTGGTGAGTTAACGGTGAATAGTGCAGCAGACGCTATCTTGGGTCTAATGGGTGGGGATGAAGGCTCCGAACAGGAACAACCGGAACTCCAAGCAGAGGTCAACGATAGCGATGCCGAATCTGAGGATTCTTACGATGACTCAGAGGTAGAACAAGAAGATGGCGAGGATGAGCAAGAGGAACCTCAAAGATACCGTGTCAAAGCCGCTGGCGAAGACCGTGAGGTAACCCTTGATGAGCTTATCAAGTCTTATCAACTTGGCACAGATTACACTAAGAAATCGCAAGCTGTAGCTGAGGAACGCAAGGCGGTTGAGGCCGAGCGCCAAGCGGTTCAAGAAGCTAAGGCTCTGCGCGATCAGTACGCGCAACGGTTGGAGATCATCGAGTCGATGTTGAACCAGCCGCAGGAAGTGGAGAATCTGGATTACCTGAAAGAGACTGATCCCATCGGTTATGCCGTGAAGGTCGCTGAAATGTCTCAGAAGGAGAAACAGTTATTGCAGGTTCGTGCCGAGCGTGAGCGCATCATGCAACAGCAGGAATATGACAGGCAACAACAGATGAGGCAGACAATTGCTGCTGAGTCCGAGAAGCTAGTTGCTGTGATACCTGAGTTTGCTGACCCAGAGAAGGGCGAAATTGTCCGTAAGGATATTCGCAGCTTTGGTAAGCAGATGGGGTTCTCTGACGAGGAATTGGCTAATGTGTTCGATTCCCGAGCAGTTCTGACGCTGTATAAGGCGATGCAATACGATAAGTTACAGTTGAGCAAGCCTGCTGTTAATAAGCGAGTTCAGGAGGCTCCTAAGGCGATTAAGCCTGGTGCTGCTAAACCGCGAGACAGTAATAGCGAGGAACTGAAGAAACTTAAAGCGCGAGCCAAGTCATCCGGAAGGGTGGCAGATGCCGCAAGTGTATTTGAACGATTCTTATAAGGAATGTAATCATGGCAATTTATAACGCCCATACCGCTATTGGTCAGCGTGAAGACCTTACCGATGTAATCTATGACATCTCGCCTACCGAGACACCTTTCATGTCTTCGATTGGCAAGACCAAAGCTACGGCTGTTTACCATGAGTGGCAGACCGACACCCTTGCAGCCGCTACTACTAATAACGCTGCTGTTGAAGGTGCTGACGCTTCGGACGCTACCCTGTCGCCTACTACCCGTCTTGGTAACTATACCCAGATTCTGCAGAAGACCATCAAAGTCTCCGGCACTCTGGACACAGTAAACAAGGCTGGTCGTAAGTCTGAAAAGGCTTATCAGTTGGCTAAGGCTTCGCAGGAAATCAAGCGCGATCTGGAAACCATCCTGCTGTCGAACCAAGGCCGTGATGCTGGTTCTAGCAACTCGTCGGCTCGTAAGATGGGTTCGCTGCTGTCATGGATCAAGACCAACTCGTCGGCTCAGACTAACGGTGGCGATCCTACGACTATCGGTGTTTCGACTCGTACTGACGGCAACACCCGTACTTTCACTGAAGCTCTGCTGAAAGAGGTTGTTTCTGAAGTGTTCGTTTCCGGTGGTTCGCCTAAAGTTCTGATGGTTGGCGCTACTGGTAAGCAGAAGGTATCGTCTTTCACTGGTATCGCTGAGACTCGTTTCAACGTAACTGGTGCTGCTCCTTCGACAATTATCGGTGCTGCTGACATCTACGTCAGTGACTTCGGCAATATGTCGGTTGTTCCTAACCGCTTTATGCGTACCCGTGATGCTCTGATCCTTGATCCTGAGTATGCAGCTATTGCTTACCTGCGTCCGTTCCAGACGAACGAACTGGCTAAGGCTGGCGATGCTGACAAGACTCAGATCCTGGTTGAGTGCACACTGGAAGTTAAGAACGAAGCCGCACACGGTATCGTTGCTGACTTGAATATGTCGCTGTAAATAAGATAGCCCCTGACCTTATGGTTGGGGGCTTTTTTACGAGGATTTATGGACTTTAGAGATACGGTAGTACACGCGGACGGTGACGGTGGTATTGTCATTGAAACTAAACAGGACGTATCGGAGATCATTGAGGCTAACAAGGCTCAATTAGAGTTTGACAAGCAGAGGACTGGGCATCTTAAAGACCTGCACCATGTAGCTAGAATCCCGTTCACGGTCATTGATGACTTGAACAAGATGGGCATCATGAGAGGTTTTAGTATTGCAGATGACGCAGCGTTTGCTAGTTGGCTTAATAATCCCGATAATGCGGTTTGGAAGACTTATCGTGGCACTATCTCTAAGGGGAACTAATGATCGTAGGCGTTTGTGTACCAGCTAGGGACGAGGTTCATACCTCTTTTGCTTTTGACTTTGCCAAGATGGTTGGCAGGGATTCTAAGCATCGATGTTCTCAAGAGGGCAATGGTCTAAAGCTCTATACGATGGCAGGAACGCTGATATTCGATCAGAGGGAGAAGCTAGTAGATGCTGCTCTGGCTGAAGGATGTGATGCTGTTTTGTTTATTGATTCTGATATGCGGTTTCCATCAGACACAATTGACATTTTGTTAAGTCGTAATGTACCTATTGTTGGGGTTAATGCGGTAACTAGACGTAAGCCGACACTACCGACTGCATTGAATTTACAGATTGAAAAGAACGACGAGGGTAAGATTGTTAGTCATTCTTGGCATAAGATAGATTCGATGGGTAAAGAGGGCATAGAGCCTGTTACGGCGGTTGGTTTTGGTGTGGTAATGATTCGCAAGGAAGTCTTTGAGAAGGTTCCTAAGCCTTGGTTTGATGTGGGTTGGGGATCTAAAGGGATCATTGGCGAGGATGTGCATTTCTGCATCAAAGCCTTAGATTCCGGGTTCCAGCCGTATGTAGACCACAGTCTCTCAAAGCATATTGGTCACATTGGTACTTACGAGTATCGATGGGAAGATGTAGAGGACGGCGCTATAGAGGCGCACAATAACGGGAAATAGATATGGCATTTACGAGCTACAGTGACCTAAAGACTACGATAGCGAACTACCTAGCTCGTAGTGACCTGACTTCAGTAATCCCTGACTTTATCCGGCTAGCTGAGGAGCGTTTACGTCGTGATCTGAGAATCCGTCAGATGTTGGTGGTGGCTACGGCTGCTACGACTGGCGGTGATTCTACGATTGGACTGCCTACCGACTTCTTAGAGATGCGGGATATTCACTTTAATACGAACCCGATTAGTTCGGTGTCGTATGAGTCTCCTAATACTTTTTATCAAAGCACTAGAGCCACTGAGTCTGGTATTCCCAGAACCTACACGGTTTTGGCCTCAGAGCTTCAGTTTGCTCCTATTCCTGACACTGCGTACACGGCTCAGATGCTGTACTACGCAAAGCCTCCACTGCTAAGTGATAGCAATTCTAGCAATGTATTCCTGGCTAACTGTCCGGATGCTTTGCTGTATGCGTCTTTGGGAGAGGCTGAACCGTATCTGATGAATGATGCTAGGTTGCAGGTATGGTCTGCTTTGTATGACCGGGCAATTATGGCAATAAGTAATTCTGACCAGTCTAGCGAATATAGCGGTCAGCCTATGGCTATGTCTTATAACGTGAGGTAAATCATGGCAGAAATGTCGAATTATTTGGAAAATGCTCTGATTAACGCTACGTTGCGTAATACGAGCTACACAAGTCCTGCGACTGTTTATGTCGGTCTTTATACGTCTGATCCTACTGATGCTAATACTGGTACAGAAGTTTCTGGTGGTTCTTATGCTCGCACTTCTGTTACTTTTGGTGCGCCCAGTAATGGTGCTAGTACCAATAGTGCTGCGGTTGAGTTCCCACAAGCCACAGCCTCATGGGGAACAGTAGCTTATATCGGTATTCTGGATGCCTCTACTAGCGGTAACCTGCTGTATCACACGGCTCTGGATACGTCTAAGACAATTGATACAGGTGATATATTTAAGATTGCTATTGGTTCGCTCTCAGTTACTTTGTCGTAAGGAAGATAAATGTCCACTATCGTAACAAGGGCTGGTAAAGGTAGTGCGCTAACCCATAATGAGGTGGACGCTAACTTTACGAATCTCAATACAGACAAACTGCAATCAGGGGATACTGCTGCTGCATTAACAATTACTAGCGCAACTTTTGGCGCTGGCACTGTTTCAGCCCCGTCTCTTACTACGTCTGGAGATACTAACACAGGCATATTCTTCCCTGCTGCGGATACGATTGCGTTTGCCGAAGGCGGCGTTGAATCAATGCGCATCGACTCCTCTGGTAACGTGGGGATTGGAACAACCGCACCTGCAAGTCGGCTCCATGTTTCTGATGCAGGAAGTGTGGCGGATAACTGCTTTAACGTATCAACACCAGCCAACGATAACGTACTGGTGGGCGCAAACTTAGTTGTAGATGCTGCGGGAACCTATACAAAACCAGCAACGTCCCTTAGCGGCGCTGGTATTTTGTTCGCAGGAATTAACAACCTAAACGCTTACGGAACGATTTCGTTCTTGTCTGCGCCAGATACAAATACAGGAAGTGCCACGCCTATTACGCGGATGATTATTGATGCTGACGGCAACGTCGGTCTTAAAAATGCCGTTACTGCACCTATAGCGCCTTTGCATATTGGGCTTAACGAACCCGGTGGTGAAGCAATCCGTCTGTCATGGAATACTGGCTCAACGACACAAGCAGAAGCGTCTATAGGTTTCGGGTTGTCACTAGACGCTGTGTATCCTAATGCTGAAATATCTGGTCAAGAAATTGATACGTCTGATTATCGTGGTAATTTGCTGTTCTATACTCGTGGCACTAATAGTGATATAGCGCCTACGGAGCGGATGCGGATTAGCTCTACCGGCTTAGTTACGTTGGCATCTGACTCCGGATTGTCAATCAGCGCAACAGCGGTCACCGCCCCTGCCTCCACAGACGGCAATGTGTTCTCAGGTACTTATACGCCTACGCTAACAAACACAACAAACATTGCTGCTAGTACCCCATTTGCTTCGCAATATATGCGTGTCGGTAATGTCGTAACCGTTTCGGGTAGGTTAAACATTGACCCTACTACATCTGGGGCAGCGTGTGAATTGGGAATATCACTTCCGATAGCGAGTGATATTACTACAACTTCTGGATGCGCAGGGACAGGATCAATTTACACAACAACCACAGAAGTTTCAAGTGGAGGGATACTTGGAGATACGACAAATAACCGCGCTACTTTTAGGTTTGTCGCTGGAGGAACTGCGGCAAGAGATTACGGATTCACATTTACATATTTGGTGGCTTAAATGGAATACACACTTACTTTCTGGACGCCGCCTGATGCGGAATACAAGCTCATCATCACGTTTGAGGACGAAACAACCAAGGAATACACACAGGCCGACAAGGATCAATACCTTGCAGACTACCCTGATCGTGCTGCCGATATAGCGGCTATGGGCTGGTAATGTTTATCCTTACCGCAATAGTTATTGTAATCGGGCTGCTGTTTTTTGCTGTACTTAAGTCGCTTGATGGTGTTGATGTTGAGTAATTAGGATTATATGAGCCTTCAGTACGTTGTTTATGATTATTGGGAATATGGCTATGCTGAAGGCGATGCAATCCTTGAGTTTGGAAGTGCATCAATAACGGCAGATGCGACTGTTTCTGCGTCTGCTACAAGAACAAAATTTTTCTCAGGAAGTATTAACGGGGTTGCAACTGTAACGGCAAGTGGAGCTATAGTTTTACTTGCGAGTGCATCGATTACAGGGGATGCTCAGGTTTCAGCTAATGCAAACAGGGTTAGGTCTGGATCTGGCAGTATTAACGGGTTAGCTACAGTATCAGCCCTCGGTGGCGTTGTTTATAGCGGTTTTGGGGCGATTACTGGTGAGGCTACTGTATCTGCCTACCCTAATGCAATATTTGCTGGAAATGGCTCTATTGACGTTGTAACGGTATGCGCTGCTACAGGCCAGATTATTGGTGAGGAATGGTTGGATTTAGTTTCTGAAGATACTAATTGGTCTGGTGTTACTACTAGCGACGATACATGGACTGCGGTTGTAGCTGATTCAAATGAATGGACTCCTGCTACTGGGTCAACAAACACATGGACTGCGCAAACTAGCGGGTCTAATACTTGGACGAGGCAGTAATGCAAAAGATTATGTTCGGTGAGTGGTTGCCAGATCAACCGGGTGTAACTGGTTCTGTAACAGATGCTAAGAATTGTTACCCAGTTTCTAGTGGTTATGCTTCATTAAAATCTGAGGCAAATTACTCTGACGCTGCTGGCGCTGATCTTATGATTGCCTTTGCTGGTAAGTTTAGTGGCGTTAGCACTTTGTTCGCTGCTAGTTCATCACAGATTTATAAGTTTGATAGTAATGATGCAAGTCTTGATGCAGCCACTACGACTGGGTACTCGTCTGTTCAGGGTTGGGATGTAACGCAGTTCGGGCCAGTAATGATTTTGGCTAATGGTATAAATAAGCTGCAAGCATGGACGCTTAATTCGTCTTCTAACTTTGCTGACTTATCTGCTGATGCTCCTACTGCAAAGTACGTAACTGTTGTGCGTGACTTTGTTGTTGCTGCCAATGACGGTAGCGATACTAATAAGGTTTACTGGTCTGACATTAACGACGAGGTAGATTGGACTCCTGGCGCTGCTTCTCAATCCGATACTCAGATCATTGCAGACGGTGGCGATATTACTGGGATAGCTGGCGGTGAATACGGCTTAATATTTTTGGAAAGAGCTATTTATCGGATGACCTATAGAGGTTCTCCGTTCTTTTTCCAGTTTGATGCTATTTCTAGGTCTTTGGGGTGTATTTCCAGTGGATCTATTACCCAGTACGGCAATTTGACGTATTTCCTTGCTGACGATGGCTTTTATTCTTGCGATGGTCAATCAACTAGAAACATTGGCACTGAAAAAGTAAATCGCTGGTTCTTTGATAATGCTGTTCCCGGTGAAATTCCTACTGGGATGAGCGCCACAGTCGACCCAATTAACAAGTTGATAATGTGGAAGTTTAACAATACCTTTGGCGGCAATACTTTACTTATCTATTCCATTGATTTGAACAGATGGTCTTATGCTGATACGACTGCTGAGTCAATTTCTTATATTTTGACACCTTCAGCTACGCTTGAGCAGGTAGATAACTACAACTCAAACCTTGATGAGCTTGACATATCACTGGATTCCCGAGTGTTTGCTGGTGGTCAGTTGCTTCTTGCTGGTGTTGTAGACCAAAAAATCGTTACTTTCTCTGGTCAGCCTAAGACTGCGACTATAACAACGGGTGATATTGATGTAGGTCGCTCTACTATTATCTTGGCTAAGCCGATTGTAGACAATGGCAGTGCTTCTATTGCTGTTTCTAGCCGGGATAATCTTGCTGAGGTTGTGGAATTTGGCTCAGATGTGGTGGCAGATGCTGAAAACCGCGTGAGCTTGCGGTCTAATGGTGAATATCATCGATTAAGGCTGACTCCTAGTGGCTCTAGCTGGGAAACTGCGGTTGGTTTGGAGTTTGATGTTGTTAAACAGGGTAATCGATGACTCAGTTCCTTACATTACCGCAAGCTGGTGGAGATCAACGAGCAGTTGCTGAGATTGTTCGTGGGATTATGGAGGGCAAGACCAATAATACCGGTCGAATTACCCTAGCTACTGGAAATGCCACTACAACTACCCTCTACGACGAGCGTATAGGCTACGAGAGCCTGATTTTCTTGGTTCCTGTATCTGATGCTGCCGAAGCTGATGCAGCTCCCTATGGGGCTTTCCAAGACTCTACAGACCAGACTGCTTCTAACACAACCACAGCCTATGCTGTTGCATTAAATACAACAGATTATTCTAACGGGGTTTACGTTTCTAATACTTCCCGAATGAATGTCAGGAATTATGGAATATACAACATTCAGTTTTCATTACAGTATAAGAATACGACCAATGACGGTCAGGACGTAGATATTTGGTTCAGGAAGAATGGGACTAACGTTGCTGGATCAAATAGCCGGTTTCACATGCCAGCTAGAAAAAGCACTGGTGATCCATCTCATCTAATTGCGGCAATGAATTTCTTTTTAGAGCTGAATGCCGGAGATTACATTGAGGTGATGTGGAGAACAACGGATATAGGTGTTTCTTTAGAGCAATATGCCACAAGCACTAGCCCTACTCGACCATCTATTCCTAGTGCCATTATAACTATGCAATATATAGCACCTAGTGCGACAACGAACGTCTATGTTTCAGCGCAGCAAAAAGGTCAGGCAACATTGAGTCATTGGGCTAATAGTACGGCAAATAAGACCTATGGTTATATAATTGTAGGATGACAGAATTTAAACATATTCCTGTGGATGAACTCCGCAACTGGTGGCCTAGCCTACGTGCTGGCTTAAATAAAATTAAGACTAAAAGTCCAGAAAACTGGATACCTGAGGATGTATACACAGATTGCTGGAACCAAAAGGCAATGCTGTGGGTAGCACTAGAGAATAACCACTTTTATGGCTTCTTTATCCTGCAACCAATAGACAAGGAATTGCACGTTTGGGCTGCATGGACGTTAGAAAATGATTATCAAATTGTGCAAAAAGGTTTACAATTTATAAAAAATATGGCTAGAGATGCTGGTTTCAAATACCTAACATTTTCTAGTCATAGACCTGGATGGGATCGTAGGTCTAAGGCTTATGGATTCCGTCCTCGAAAATGGATAAGCGAGGTGTAATATGGGCGGCGGCGGCGGAAGTCAAACATCATCAACAACATTAGATCCTTCATTTAAACCATATATTGATTTTGCTCTAAAAGAGGGCAAGCAATGGTATCAGGGATTGCCACAAGCTCCGTCAACCCTTGCGCCTGAACAGTCTCAATATTCTCAACAGGCTATTGATTTAGCTGCTCAACGTGCTCAGGCTGGATCTCCGTTGCTTTCCGCTGCTCAGGCAGAACAGTTAGCAACTATCCAAGGACGAGGAGTTAATCCATTCCTGTCTGGAGCTTTGGAACAGGCTAATCGTCTATCTGGTGAGCAATTTACCAAAAATATTCAAGCTCTACAGTCTCAGGCTTCATCGATGGGTCGCTACGGATCTGCTGCCCAAGGCCAACAGCAAATGAATGCTCAGGACGTATTTGCTCGTGCTTTGACTGAGCAGGGTGGTCAACTAGCTTATCAATCGGCTGAGGCTGAACGTGCTCGCCAGATGGCTGCTTCTCAAGGCGCTCCACAACTAGCTGCTGCTGACTATGCTGATCTTCAGCGTCTGTTCCAAGCAGGTCAGGCTCAAGAGGGATATTCACAGCAAGCAATTCAGGGTAAACAAGCCGCTCAGCAGTTGCCAATTCAAAATCTACAGCAACTTGCTAACGTATTCTATGGCGCTCCATTGGAGACTAAGACTACAGCTACTTCGTCTGGAGGTAAATAATGAGTGGCGCAGCGTCAACAATTTTTCCTTCAATTACCGGCGCGTTGATTAACGGTATTGGAACGAATATTCTTGCTGGTGGTGATACTATAAAAGGCTTGCTTACGAATGCGTCCTTTTTAGCTGGTAGCCAAGGTCTTAATGCTAGCCCTAGTGCTTTATCTAGTGCTGGTGCTTCTAATGCTACAAATACCATGTTTGCTAATCCTGCTGGCGTTAATCCAGTAACTTTAATTGAGCCTAGTCAAGGTGCTAGCTATACTTCTGCGGCTGTCCCTGACACTATTTTTAGTACGGTTCCTTCGACTCAGGCTGCATCGTTACAAGCTGCTCAGCCATTAAGTAGCCGTGCTGGTCAAGCTGCTGCTCTTGAAAGACCGCTTTCATTAACTATGCCGGGCGTAGAGCCTGGACAAGGTTATGAGTACACAATGGGTGATAGATTGGCTCAGGTTGGTCAGTTTGCCCAAGATAATCAGTACCTTACGCAAATGGCAATGCAAACAGGTCAAGGCTTGTTGAAGCAACCTGATAGACCACAAGTTCAGTCTCCCGGTTTGTTGCGAGGGAATCCGACTCAAGTACAAGCACCACAGTATCAAGTAGGAATACCGCAAGTTACATTGATCTAGGTGAAATATGGATATTACAGATTACATTCCTAACGTATTTGGTTATGCTGCTCCTACGTCTTACGATAGTTTGCAGACTATGGGGCTTATTTCGCCTCAGCAAGCAGCACAACAGCAAAAGACAGCGAATATCCAAGGTCTGCTAGGTGCTGGTCTTGCACTGGCTCAGGGTATGAGTGCTGTTGGCCCTCGTCGATCTGCTGCTGAGAATATCTTAGGTGCATTGGCTGGCGGCTTTGGTGCTGCTGGTGGTGCTTATCAACAGGGTATTCAGAACGTAGTACAGCAACAGCAATTACAAAGTGCCGCACTGCAACAAGCTCAAGCAGCCAATAGACTAAAAGCTATTCAGCAAGCTAAGACTAAATATCCTGACCTTGCGCCATTGGCTGACATTGATCCTGGTAAGTTTGCTGAAGAAGTCGCTCTAAAGGAAAGATTTGCAGGAATGCCCGGTGGTACTGGAAATCTAGAGACTCCGGATCAGTATAGGAATTTGGGTCAAAGATACCTTGCTGGTGGCCCTAACTTTAAAGCAATTGGTGATTCGTATATGCAGCAAGCCGATGTGCTTGAGCTTACTAATTTGTCGAAACTGACTGGTAAAGAATCAGTTGATGAGTTGCGCAATAGGTCTTTCAGAGCTTCTGCTCTTAAAAATGAAGGCTTGGCAAAAGAACTTATGGAACTTGCTTCGCGTAAGCAGCTTGAGCCTCCTGTTATCCAGCCCCCAGCAGAGCAACCTCCGCAATTTGATACAGAGGGAAAACCTGTTATGACAGTTGTTGCTGATCGTGGCAGAGCTGGTCAACTGCAATTAAAAATTGATGGCATCAATTCTGAAATTGACCGGTTAATTGGTGTAAATACCGAAGCCGCAGATAAAAGAATTACACGTCTTGAGAGTAGGAAAGAAACGCTGCAAAAGGACATGAATCGCCTTGCAGCTATGGAATACGACTTTAAATCAATAAAAGACGGTTTACCTAAAAAGTATCACGGAGAAATTGATGCTGTTGAGAAATTAGCTCAGACAGGTACTCTTGATTCTTCTGGTATCCGTTCGTCTGTTGAGAAGTTCTACACAAGACTGCAAGAAGATGAAAAAGGCAGAAAGTTAGAAGGAAATACGGCTTTATTTGCTCAAATGAAGTTTGGAGTTACTGATAGAGCGCAACTTAATGGCGAGCAACTTGCTGAGATATTGCGATTTGAGAATGCTCCTAATGCAGAGCAGGTAGCTAAATTGCAGCAGACAAATAGACAGCTTCAGTTTGAAACAGGCGCTGGTGTGGGCTTGCCTTCTGGTAAAGCTAGTTTTATTACTGGTGGAACTACTACCACTACTGAAATTGCGCCTCAACCTGCCGTTGTTAGAGAGCCTACTGCGGCTAAAACTACTGCTCCAGCAAAAACTACTGCTGCTGTAACTAATGTACAGACAACAACTCAAGCTGCGCCAAAATTTGCAGCTCCTGAGAATGCTCCACCAGAGACAAAAGCGTTTTATTCATACAATAAAGATGCTTTGATTAACCAGCCTGATTCTAAATATTCTCCTAAGAAAAAAATGGAGTTAAGAGAAAAGCAGGCTCCATTGCAAAGTGCTGTTAATTACTCTCTTACAAGTATTAAAGACTCACTTGACGCTGCTCAAGCACTAAAAAATAATCCTAAATATATTGATGCGCTGACTGGCAGATTTTCTCCTTTGCTTGGTGGCACTATTGCTGGCGTGGTTATAGACCAAGATGCAAAAACAGCAAATGCTTTACTTGAAAATATTTTAACAAGAACATTTGTTAGTGAAATACAAGCAATGAGAGATGCTAGCCCAACTGGTGGTGCTGTCGGTAGCGTTACAGAAAAAGAAATGGATGCTCTTTCTAGAATTAGAGCTTCTCTTTCTGTTGGTATGAATAAAGATGAATTTATTAAACAATTAGATAATTACTTGGCTATTGCTAATAGATCTCTTAAAAATATCCCAGTAGAATATTCTAAAACCTTTGGTTATAACGGTGAGTTTGATGAAATACTTACTAAGCCAGCAATAAGTACAACTAGGACTTCTGGTCAGGATCCTGTCCAACAAGAATTGGATCGTAGAAAAGGAAGGAAGCCATAATGGATTTGTCCAAAATTTCTACTAAAGACCTTGAATACATCAATGCAGGTCAATTAGATAAAGTGTCTACTGCTGGCTTAGAAGAATATTCTAGGCAGCAGTCATACGTTCCTACGTCTGAAGTTATACCAAGAGCAATTCAAAACTTTCCATCGTCATTAGGTAATGTTTTTAGTTCTATTAAGGAAGCAGTTACTAGCCCATTGCAAACAGGTAGGGCGATTCTTGACGTTGCTGCTGGTGGATTACAGAACATTTTGCCTGAATCACTGGTTAAAGTTGTTGGCGAAGATAAAGCCTCACGCGAGGCTGCGAATAAAGTTGGTCAGGCTTATGTGGAAAGATATGGCGGCATAGAGAATGCCAAAAGAACTATTGCCAACGATCCAGCTGGTTTTCTGGCTGATGTTTCTACAATTCTCACTGGTGGCTCAACAGTAGCCCCAAGACTCGCAAAAGTTGCATCTTTTGTTGATCCTGTCTCATTAACTGCTAAAGCTGTTGTTGGCACTACTAAGAAAGTTGGAGGGTTGTTGGCTCCAACGTTAGGCGCTACTACTGGCGTTGGTTCTGAGGCCATTAAAGAGGCTTATAGATCAGGTAGAGAAGGTGGCAGCAAAGCACAACAGTTTAGGGAAAATATAAGCGGTTCTGTGCCATTTTCTGATGTTCTTAATGATGCAAGACAAAACCTTGCAAACATGAATACTGCAAAGCAACAGCAGTATAGATCTGGCATGGTTGATATTAAGAACGACAAGACAGTTTTAGATTTTGCTGGAATAGATCAATCATTACTAGATGCTGCAAACAAGACATCATATAAAGGTCAAGTTAAGAATGTTGTAGCAGCAGAGAAACTCAAAGAAGTACAAAAAATAGTTGGTGATTGGAAAAAACTTAACCCTGCTGAATATCATACTCCAGAAGGTATAGATGCTCTAAAGCAGCGAGTTTATGATGTTCTTGAGACAATACCTTTTGAGCAGAAAACAGCTAGATCCGCTGTTGGTGATGTTTATAGTTCGATTAAATCACAAATTTCAAGCCAAGCTCCAACCTATTCAAAGGTCATGAAGGATTATGCGGAGGCATCTGAGCTTATTAAAGAAATTGAGAGGTCTTTAAGTTTAGGTAAAAAGGCGTCTGCTGATACTGGATTACGTAAATTGCAGTCAATAATGCGCAATAACGTAAATACAAATTACGGTCAAAGAGCAGATTTGCTTAATGTTTTAAATCAGTCTGGAACTGATATTACTTCTGCGTTGGCAGGTCAAACTTTGAGTGATTTTACCCCTAGGGGAATTCAAAGATCTTTGTCTCTCCCGACTAGCTTAGGCGCGTTTTCTTTAGGTGGCTTACCTGCTGCTATTGGTTCGCTTGCCGTATCATCCCCTAGAGTAGTTGGTGAAACTGCTTATGGGTTAGGATTGCTTGGCAGGGGTACTGAAGCTGCTACAAAAATTCCTATGGCATTTGATCCAAGGACGTATTCTCTTTTATATCAATCTGGTCAAATTAAAGACAGATAAGGTGAAATAATGGCAAAGAACAAGATTAGCGAATTTAGCTCTACTCCTGGCAATAATACTGATATTGCTGGCATTAACATAGCTGAGGGATGCGCTCCGTCAGGTATCAATAATGCTATCCGTGAGCTAATGGCACAGCTTAAAGACCAGCAGACTGGTTCTGACGGGGACGGGTTTACGGTTGGTGGTGTGTTCACATCATCTGGCGGCTCTGTTTTTAGTTCTGGCGTTACATTCTCGTCTTCTGTTGTGATGACTGGTACTGTCTCAATGGATGGGACTAACAATATCGGTAATACGACAAGCTCTACTATATTGAGTGGGTCTGTTACGCAAACTAGCTCATCAAAGCTATATCTTGATGATTCAATTACTACCGCATCCGCTCCTCCTCTTTCATGGGATGGCGATACAGATACAGGTATTTATCGTCCTGCTGCTAATACGATGGCTATCGTTACTGCTGGAGTAGATAGACTCAGAGTAAATTCTAGCGGTGTCGTTATCATTGGTACAGGTGAGGCTACCACTACCGTAACTGGCAATATTTTGCGCGCACCTAGTTCGGCTGGAACTAATATTGCTGGCTCTGATTTTGAGATTCAGCCTGGTAATGGTACTGGTACTGGTGGATCTGGCAGAATTATTATTAAAACTGCTGATGTTGGATCATCAGGGTCAAGTGCTAATACGCTGACACAGCGTTTGCTTATTACGCCTAAAGGTGGCTTTTCTTTTGGAACTGGCGCAACTAGCTACGGTACAGCAGGACAGGTTCTAAAGTCTAACGGGGATGCTCCTCCTACATTCGGTAATCTTACAGATCAAACAGGAACTGCTCCTTTTTATTGTGCTAGAGCATGGGCTAGCTTTTCGTATAGCGGTTCTGTTGTTATAGCTTCTGATGGAAATGTAGCAACAATTACAAGAATTGGTTCCGGACGCTATACGGTTACTTTCACTACTGCTATGCCTAATGCTAACTATGCGGTTATTGGTAGTTCTCATGGTTCTTCTGGTGCATCCGATAGTAGCGGTCAAACCTTTGGTGTGTATGGTAAAACAACTACTGGTTTTAATATAAATATTACAGATCCAACAGGTAATACTTACGGTGATCCTGATGAATGCGGATTCAGCGTTTTTGCATAAATAGGTGATTTATGTCTAACAAAGAACTCCCACTTACTGACGATCAGATTGAAGCTATAGCCGAACGTGCTGCCGAGGTCGCATTCAAAAAGATCTATGAAGAAGTAGGTCGCTCTGTCGTTAAAAAGATATTCTGGATTGTCGGTGCTGGAGCATTAGGTCTAATGTTCTGGATGGCTGGTAATGGGACGTTGCCTAAATGATTGAAGTGGCTACAGCCCTGATGGTAATCAAAGGGGCTAAGGCTGCTTTTGATGTTGCTAAAGAGGCGTTTGACGAGATCAGAGAATGCGCTGAGGCTGGTAAGTCTGCTCATGAATCATTAGGGGCGCTTACCAGTTTTTTTTCGTCTGCTGGCAAGGCAGAAGAAGGCATAGCA